AATATTTCAAGGTAGAAAAATGATATTTGAGTTTGCCTTACGTCCATATAGACATTCAAAAGATTCTGAAAGTGCTGATGATATGGCATTTGAAATTGCTGACGAATTTGATTTTCCCGGTTTTGGTGGACAAACAGAAACAGAGACATTGAGTGGGCATGGTGATAATACAAAAATAGGAAAAGAATCAAAAAATAATTATAGTTATGATGGTAAGGACACCAAAAGTCTATATGGTTATGATACTTTAGATTAGGATAAAAAAATGATTAAGTTTGATACAATTCGTAAATCAACAATTCAATTTTTGAATATATTCAACAATATAAAAGTTTATAAATATAATATTGACGATACAGTTAATCGTGAAATAACAGTTCCTTTAAAACTAGCAGGAAAGCAAAAATTTTATTATTGATTATATCATGGTGAACAAAAAACAAAAAAATATCCCATGATGGCAGCGGCTCCCAAGTCTTTTAGTCCAGCTATAGGAGAAAGAGGTAAGAATAGAAAACTAACATTTACAAATACCGAGTTAAGTAAAATTATTAAACCACCAGTGCCTTATAATATAGAATTTGAATTGAATTTTGTTACTAATTATATTGATGAAGCAAATCAAATACTTAGTCAAATATTACCCTTCTTTGATCCATATGTGATGACAACAATTAATGTTCCTGAAATTGGATTAAAATATGATATGAAAGTAATATTAAATAGCGCAAATCAAGATTTAAATTTTGAAATGCCAGAAGACCAATACAGAACTTTTAGTTGAACTTTAGATTTTACAGCTCATACATATTTCTTTAAACCTATATATGATTCTGATATTATAGAAACTATATTTCATAATTATATTGATATAGGGGGGAATGAAGACACAGCTTTACTAGAAAGACATAAAATAACAGAGGAAGAAATAATTATATATAACTATGAGTATTTACAAGGATTAGAATAAATGAGCAACAAAATAAAAGGAATAAATTCAGCATCGGATAATAATTTTAATTTAATTTTTCCAGTTTTGCCTAATGATATAAATATAGATAGGACATTAACACTAAATGTATATGAAACTTTAATACCTGAAATTTCTTTTACTGAAGATATAGAAAACTGACAAGGATGGGATTTTAAACATATATCTGGTAATATGGATTTTTCTACATGAACTTTTGGATTTGATATAGATGAAGATTTTCATAATTGGAAAAAAATCTTCCAATGAATGATTATTATAAATAACAATAAAGATGTAGCAGGAGCTGATATAGAAGATTATATGGTAGACGCTTCGATGTATATAAAAGATAATTATGACAATACAATAATGAAACTTAAATATGTTAATGTATTTCCTTTAAGTTTGGGCTCCGTTACACTAAATCATAGACAAGGAGAAAGTTACCTATCATCTATGGTAACTTTGTCATACACTTACTTTGATTTAGAAAATTAAACAAAAAATATAAATACTAATGAAGAAAATATAAATACTAATGAAGAAAATTAAATAGGAGGAAAATATAATGGCATTTTATTTATCACCGGGTGTTTTTGTTAGAGAACTTGATTTAACAACTACAATTCCTGCCGTTGCTACTAATATATCTGTATTAGTAGTAAAAGATTCATACAAGGGAGAAGAATACAAGCAACATTTTGTCACTAATGATGATCAATTAATTAATACTGTTGGGAAGCCGACAGAAAGATCATATAAAGACATATTAGCTGGTGTGGGTTTCTTAAAATATGGAAGTATGTTGTATGTAAGTACTGTTAAACCAGAAGATGCTACATTCTCAACAGTAAGAATTCAAGATGGATATAACGAAAATGGTGTAGAGCATGATGTATCATACACATTTTTAAAAGAAGGTAGTGTTAGTGGAGAAAATGAAGAATATACATATGAATCTTTAGGGATTACTGATATATCAACCTATTCTGAAGCTGTAGAAAATCCATTAGCAGAATCTACTGATGATGTGCTATGGTTTACATCTATTTGAAGGGGCAAAAGTGCAAACAATATTAGAGTTTTAGTTTTTGATCAAGATTTATTTAATGCAATTAAATATTTCGATGAAAGTAATGAAGTAATTGATTTGCCTGAAAATACCTCAATTTCTGCTGAAGCATCTGCTTCAGCTATTGATATGTACAATGAAGGGACTTTAGGATATACAAAAATTAGAACTTCTGATATAAAACTAGATTCTCCATATCAATTTGGTGTTATTATTCAAAATAAAGAACAGGGATCTTCCGTGTGAGCTGATGCAGAATTATTTATCGTAAGTTCCGATGAAGGAGAACGTGATGATAGTGGTAATCCATTATTTATTGAAGATGTTATTAACGAACAAAGTCAATATGTAAAAGTTGCATTAAATTCTAATTATAGAACTACCGATGAAGTTGATAATGGGCCGATTGCTTTTGGTATTAAAAACGTTAGTCAACTATCGGGCGGCTATGATGGAGAATGAGGAAGAGCAGATAGTGTAGATTATCAAGATGCTGTAGATGCTGCTGTTATTAACGCTTATAATATGTATTCAAATCCTGAAGAAATTGATGTTAATTTATTCATTGAATCAGATAAGAGTGTAACAGTAAAGAACAAACTTATTGAAATTGCTCAAGTAATAAGAAAAGATTCTATGGCCATCCTTGATGTGCCTAGAAATATAGTAATAAATAACAAAGGAAATGAAGCATTAGATCTTACTAAGTGAAGAAAAGGACAAGGAGGTTCTACATTTAATCCAAATTCTTCATATGCTGCATGTTATGCTAACTGATTAGAAGTATTTGATAAATGGAATAAAAAATATAGATGAGTTCCAGCATCTGGTCATATTGCAGGTATGTATGCTAATACAGATGATGTTGCTGATCCGTGGTTTGCAGCTGCTGGGTTAAATAGAGCTATATTAACAGGGGTTAGAAGACTTGCTTGGAATCCAAATCAAGGGGAAAGAGACCTTATATATCAAGCTGGTTTAAATCCAATCGTTTCATTTGCTGGTCAAGGTAAGGTAGTTTGAGGACAAAAAACATTATTAGATAAATCATCTGCATTTAATAGAATAAATGTAAGAAGATTGTTCTTAGTCCTACAAAAAGCAATAAGTAAAGCATCTAAATATTTCTTATTTGAAATGAACGATGAAGTTACATGGATGTTAATGACTAATATGATTACTCCATTCTTACGTGATATTAAGGGTAGACGAGGAATCTATGATTTTAAAGTACAGATTGACCAAACAACAAATACTCCTGTAAGAATTGATAGAAATGAGCTTTGGGGTAATATTTGAATTCAGCCAGGAAGAACAGCAGAATTTATTGTATTAAACTTCATTGCTACGCCTACAGGAGCTAACTTTGATGAATTAATCGGTGCAGCAGGATAATAAAGTAAAATTTAAATAGGAGGAAACAAAATGACTGAAGGTTTCAACATTGATGATTTCAAGGCCAATTGGCAAGACCTTGCAAGAGTATATACATTTATGATTATGTTAGATATACCCGGTGGTAGCTTAGGGACTGATAGAATAAAATATTTAGTTCAATCAAGTACTATGCCACCATCGACAATCACTCCGATAGAAGTACATTGGCAAGGTAATGTATTTCCATTAGGCTCAACACAGGAATTTAGTGATTGGACAGTAACATTTAGAGTAGATAAAGGGGCTGAAATCAGAAAAGAATTTATTGCATGACAAAAGAGTGTGCACGATCCCGAAACAAATATACATGGGTCTCCCGGCGATTATATGCAAGATCAAGAAATATGGAGTCTTAATCCACAAGGGGAAGTAATTGAAAAATTAAAATTAGTCAATGCATGACCCACAACTGTTGGAGAATTGACCTTAGATTATTCATCTAAAGAAGTTCAAACATTTGATGTGACTTGAAGATATCTATACCATACGGAAGCATAAATTAGTTTAATAAAGGAGAAACTGTAATATGTACAATTATGAAAAGTATTTAGAAACTTTTAAGTATTCTGTTGAATTGCCTGGAACTGGTGATAATATTGAATTCAGATCATTAACCACTAATGATATGAAAAGATTATTGGTTTATGAAAATCAATCAGATCCGTTGGTAGGAGAAGACATACTAGACCAAATATTAACTGAAACCGTTCTTACGGAAAATTTTAATATTGATAATCTTTATATTCAAGATAGATATTTTCTATTTATTGAATTAAGAAAAGCAACAAAAGGTACTAAGTATACTTTCCCTTATACATGTAAAAATTGTAAAAGTCAATCAATGCAGAGCGTTGATTTTAATCAATTGAATGTAAAGAAAAGGGAAGATCCAGAAAAAGAAGTTAACTTATTAAATGATAATATTAAACTTGAAATGGATCATATAAAACGTGGAGATCAAAAAAAGGGATATAAGGCAATAAATAAAAAAATTTCTTCATCTGAGAAACAAATAGAAATGATGTTAGCAGATATAGCATCTTCGATATTGTCTATAACAACCCCTGATGGTACAGAAAATCCGCCCGTAGAAAAGAAAATGAAATTTATTGGAGATTTACCTAGTACCGAGTATCAAAAACTACGAGATTGATACCAAAACAATGATTTTGGTATCAGTTTAGAACATCAAGTAAATTGTCCGCATTGTGATTATAAAGAAGAAACACAAATTCCATTAGACAATTTTTTCGAATAGCTAATCTGTTTTCATTAGACTGTAATTTAAGTAGTATTATAGAACAACAACATTATTTATCTAAATTTTCAAATATTTCAATAACAGAAAGTGGCGAAATGTTTGATCACGAAAGAGAAGCACATGTATCAATATTAATTAAGGATAAAAGGGAAGAAAAAAAGAATCTGGAAAATATTAATAGTGGAAAATTTTAATATCTCGCTTAATATAAGTAATTTATATTAACGGATTCCTTATAAAAGGGGAGTCTAAAGAGCTTATAAACTCAATAGATTCCCCTTTTTAATTTCAGGAGAATTATTATGACAACGCCTACAAGAATTGCAAAAGGACAACCTACTATAAAAGATGAAATAGCTAAAGAAGTAGGTCAGGGTTTTCAAAAAGTATCTACTACTGTTGGAAGTTCAGTTAGAAATGTTTTAGGTACGGAAATAACAGGTGTTATGGACGATATTAAAAATATAGCTGCCGGCGCCTTTTCTGTAGTTAAAGGGGGATTTGAGTGAGTGACTGCTAGTGCTGCTTCAATGCTTGGGTTTGGTGGTGACGAAGACGACGGACATGACAGAGCACAAGTAAAATATCTGGGTAGTATAGATAAAAATATTATTTCATTGTCACAAACACAAAAAAGTCAAAAAGACGCTATAGATAGTTTAGTTCAACAAGGAGAAGACGAAGCTAAGCGTTTGGCCAGACAAACCGACAAAGACGGAAAATCAAGACTTACAGTATTAGGATTGCTTGGTGTTTTGATGGGAATGGTTGCGGGTACTTTATCAGCAATGGCACTTGGTGTATTATCATATATTATGTTGCCATTTCAAGTAGTTGTTAATTTTTCAGAAAGATTACTTGTAAGGGTGACAAGAATAACAGGTGTTATTTATAATTCTATAATAGGTGTTTTCAGATTTATATCAAATATTTTTGCAGGTATAGGCAGAATAGTAGGAAGGTTATTACCTATAAGAACCTTGACTAGACTACTTGATGTATTTGAAAGATTGAGATTTTTTATTACATATGATATAGGAAGACCTTTAATAAGACTTTCAAATACTGTAAGAGCAGTATTCGGTTCTGTATTATCTGTATTTAGGACTGTATTTAGGACAATAAGTAATGTAGTTAATGTTTTTAGTAATATTGCGGCATGAGGGGCTAGAATGAGTAGTCAAGCAGGTCCTGTTGTGGGATTTATAGCCAATTTTGTAAGAATGTTTGGTAGAATTATAAAATTCGTGCCTCTTATTGGACAGGCTATAGCTGTTATAATGGGAATCGTTGATTTTTTTAGAGGATTCATGAAAGCAGAAGGAACTCTAATAGAAAGAATAAAAGCTGGATTAATTGCTGCTATATATGGATTCTTTGAGCCTGTTTTTAAAGCATTTGACTGAATATCGGGATTATTTGGTATAGAAACCGATGCGGCAGGAAAAGCAGTTGAATGAATAACTATAGGAGTAAATAGTGTTATTGACTGAATAGGTGGCATAGCTGATAGTTTTAAGGAATTAATTGGATATATCAAAGAAGGAGATATAAAAGGAATACTTACATCTATAAGTAATATCGTTTTTGATTTTTTCTTTAGAATACCTATAATAGTAACAGATGCTTTGAAATCAATTTTTGCAGGTACATTTTTAGAGCCAGTATTTGATTGAGTATCAGAAATGTTTAATAATCTTAGAACAACAATGAGTAATATTATTGGAGATATATTTTCTCCTGTGATGGGTATTGTTGATAGCATAATAAAACCTTTCAAAAAAATTATTGATGGGTTTAAAGGAAAAGAAAGAGATTGAATAAAAATATTTTCTGGTATTGGTGAAATAGTATTAAATACTATAATAGGTATAGGAAAATTTTTAATTGGCATACCTATCACTAT